CACTACCCCTGCTGATGGTGGTGTCTTACCTGTTATTAGGTTTGATGTAGCTCTTGCTAATTACTACACAGCAAACATAACACATCCAACATCATTCAGTTCTTCACCAGCACTATCTGATACAGTCGCATGGACAGGCAGCACTAGTGTCACGCAAACAAGTGACGCTGGTATGTCAGGGTATGATGCAGCCAAAGTTGTATACGATAATACTACTGTGTTTGATCTAACTGTTGCAGGATCTACTTGGTTTAGCACAGCATCAAGTGCCACCTATGCAGCATCAAAGCCTTTTGTTGGTGGAGTATACACTGCAATAGTACAGGCTAGTTGTGTTGCAAAATAAGCTGATAATATTTTTTTTGGTATGGGCATTTTCAACCCATGCACATGAGATGACACCAGCTTATCCTATAGTTAAACCATCTCACGTTACTGGTGTGGTCAAGGTTGACTTGTCTTTGTTTAACTCAAGGGAAGAGATCAAGTATTACGAGATCGGTTTGTTTGATTTGAACTGGGATAGTATTCCCTTCTCTGCAACGTACAGAATAATTAAAGTAGCATACCAGACTCGAAAGAACTTCAGTGTATACATTCGTAAGTCAGACATGGATGAAGCCACCTATGTATGCACAACATCTAAGGTTAAAAAGCAGCTCGAATCAAAGACACTAGTGTCATCTAGGATTTGCTCTCGACTAGATGGAATGCCAGCATGAGATTAGCTGCGCTCTTATGTATTCTATCTAGCTCTGCCTTTGCTGAGAGTAGCTCACTTGCTTTGTCACTGCCTAGTCCACCTATGAACTACCAATCAGATAGTTTCTCTGCAAATAATTTACGTTGCAGCAATGCGGTAGGTGGTGGAGTTAACCTTGAGTATGGTATTACTGGTGTTCTATCTGGATTAGAAACAAGCAGCAGAGGTAAAGACATAGGTGTGTATGCTCGTATAGTTATACCGCTAGACAAACCTAAGTCTCGCATTAACTGTGATGATCTATACCAAGTAGAGCTAGCCCAGCGTAGGCTAGAGATACAAAAGCTGCGTGATGAACTGGAAGCACTAAAGAATTTATCTAGTGATAGTATGGACTTTGAAAACTGATGGTAGATCTTACAGAATTTGATAGCCTTGCTGATAAGAAAGTCAGTGCTGGTGGTTTCAAACTATCGGCTGCATCTGTCTTTGCAATCATAACATTTATATCTACTGTAGTTGCTGGCCTGTATGGTGGGTTCGTCATGTACCAGAAGATAGAAGAGGTAGCTGGCTTAGACCTAGGAGAATACCAACAGCAAATGGATTTGATGGATGCGCAGGTACAACAGACAGTTGAGTACACACGCGACATTAAGAATAATTTACGTGATGATCTTCTTAGAGTTGAGCAGCAATCAGATCGTGTCGAGTCTTTGGTGCGAAAGACAGAAGAGAAGGTACGCACTATGATAGATGCAGCAGATCTTAGATTCGAATCGCAACGTGAACGCTTGCGATCAAATCAAGATGCTGAGATGAAAGACCTTGAAGATAAGTTGATGGATAAATTACAGAGGGCATTGGATAATCCTCTGGCTGATTAGGAGAATAACATGGATGAGTTTAAAAAATTTGATGTCAATGGTGATGGCGCAATAGATAAAGCAGAGTGGGATGCACTTGAGTACGAGGATCGTAAGCGTAGGCTAGAGGATGAAGACGCTCAACGTGATGCACAACGTAAGATGACATGGTTCGCCCTGTCAGGAATGCTCCTGTACCCCTTAGCGGTGGTGCTAGCAGATCTCTTGACTTTGATTGAGGCTGCTAAGATACTCGGCAGCATGGCAAGTGTGTATTTTGTCAGTGTTGCTGGCATAGTGGCTGCGTTCTTTGGAGCGTCAGCGTTTACGAAAGGAAAGTAATATGCTTGGACTTAGTTTAGTAGGTAAGGTAGCTGATCTAGCTGGTAGTTACATTGATGGTAAGACTGCTGTGAAGAAAGCAGAAGCTGAAACTAATATGAAGATTGCAACTGGTGAGATTAGTTGGGAGCAAGCAGCTATCAAAGCAAGTGACAACTCTTGGAAGGATGAAGCTTGGACTGTGTGTTTCATTGCAATCGTTGGGTGTTCTTTTGTACCACCGCTGCAGCCCTATATGAGGGAGGGCTTTGCTAATCTCGAAGCCGCACCGCAGTGGTTTCAATGGTCGTTGTATGCCAGTATAGCTGCAAGCTTTGGTATCCGTACCATGAAGGGATTTAAAAAATGACTGAAGCTATGAAGATATTGCAGGATCGTATCGGTGCAACAGCTGATGGTAACTTCGGGCCCAACACAGCAAGAGCGATCGTTGATTACTTTGGATTGAATCGTAAGCGTGGCGCACACCTGCTTGGTCAAGCAGCACATGAGTCAGGTATGTTTCGTTTAACCAGAGAGAATCTTAATTATTCTGCTGAGTCTATGATGCGTGTGTGGCCTAAAAGATTTCCAACTATGGAATCGGCTGCACCTTATGCGCGTAACCCAGAGGCATTAGCTAACAAGGTGTACTCTAATCGCATGGGCAATGGAGATAATGAAGGAGCGTTGTGGGTCGGGCGCGGCTTCATCCAGTTGACAGGCAAGGCAAACTATAGATCTTTTGCTAGTGATATGGGGCTGCCTGATGTAATGACTGACCCTGATCTTGTTGCAACTGAGTATGCATTTGAATCTGCCATGTGGTTCTTTGAATCCAATGGCTTGTTTGAAATGGCTGATGATGGTGTAAATGATTCAGTTATTACTAGCATAAGTAAGCGTGTGAATGGTGGAACACATGGGCTTGATGATCGTATGGAGCAGACAAAGAAAATACATTCTTGGATTGCACACGTTGGCGTTTAAGTATATATCTTTCTGGCGGAGCTTAATGCTCCGCACGAAGAAGATCCGCTATCCTTGGTTGGCTAGAAAATTTTGAATTAAAACCAGGGAGTGGTGTGCGTTTATTCTTTGCAGCTTGAGTTAATTCAAACTCATGTAGCACAAACCCATAGGTAATTTCTTTTCTTTCTGCTGCTGTCTTTGCAGTCTTGAGTATCTCTTTGTACTGGTCATATCTGTTGCGCTGAACAGTTGACTTATAGATTAGTTCTTTCTCTTCATACTCTTTGTCTGTTTGATTTCTAAACGCACGCTCCGCGCCTGTTGTGTAGCCTGTTGTAAACTTTACATCGTAGCGTTCAACAGCCACCCTGATTGCATGGCGTGGTATGCCATAGATTCTGTTGGCTTGTGATTTAGTCATGCCATTATTTGCATAGAATCTGATGCGTTCAATTAGTTCTGGTGTGATTGGTACAGTCATAAGTCCTCCGTGTGTGAGCGAGCCGAAGCTCGCCCTTGTTAATTAAAATGGTATGGTGTCATCATCGACATCGAGGTGAGCAGTGCTAACCTGTTGTGCCTGTTGTTGACCGCCATGTTTCTGACTGATCTGCATAGAAAGATAATTGTTATCATCCTTCTGTTTCTTCCAGCCAGCAATTTGCATTTGTGTTCTTGCAGCGTAGTCTTCCATTGGCCCAGAATAATCTGGGGCATTTTCATTACCACGTTTGTCGTTCTCAAACAACACACCTACCTTCTGATAAACCTCAATGATCTTCATGCCACTCTTGGTTGTATCTGCTACGAGTACGACTTTACGATCATTACCCTCTAGGTTTATCTTACCTTGCAATATCATCTTCATGCTATCGAAAGGTTTGAATGCTGCGCCTGTATTTGTGTTATCATATGCCATGCTTCTGGCTCCTTTAATTATTACCAGCTACCGCTAGTAGGTTTCTTGCCGCTATCTGCAGCGTACTTATTGCCATCCATCTCACCTAGGAACACGTCAGCGTTACATCCTAGATGTGATAAGGCTTTGGTTAGGCCATCAGTGACAGCCATCTTAGGTGCATCCTCGGCTAGTCTGCCTTTGGTTGCATCAAAGAACTTACGACACCCAGTGAAGGGGCCGAACATATTCATTTGCTCGCCATGCCAAACAGATATGTGTGCTAGTATACTGGCATCGCCATTACTTAGCTGCACTATTTCTGTGTGTGACTGCCATCCCCAACCTACACCTACTGGGCCGAACTGCTCAGTCATCATGCGTACTTGGTATTGCGGATCGATAGCTGTAAAGCTACGCGACCCGAAGCTAACCTTCTTCAGATACTTGGGGTCTGACTTGGATAGCTTGTTCCATATATTTAGATTGTCCATTACTTACTCCTCTTGTTAATGCGTAATGCGCCACGTTTATCACGGCGTATCGTTAATAGATCTGAGTATACCTCACGTTCATTGTCGGCAACTATAGCCTTGAGATCTTTCTTGGCTGACTCGAATGACTTAGCTGCAGGTTCAAACTCTAGGTACTCTTGTGCTAGGTATGTGAAATGATTGTCCGAACTAGCATCACGTTTAATCATATCATCTACAGGTACTAGATTCTTAGGTGATGCTATTGGTTGGTCGTGTCCGATAGGTTCATCGTCACTCTCAACGTGCGCCCAGAAATCTGTGCAAGCATCAAGCACTACACTTATGTATGGGTCATGCTTTTTAACGTATGCACATTCCCATCTGTTGTTACCAAAGAATACTGACATGTATGCACCATCCATATTGGATAGCCATAGATACAGCTGCACCTGTGCCATGTAGTAATCACATACCTTGTCTAATGTATTGTGTGCAAACGTATGCTTGGCCTCAACAATGTCGTTGGTATCTTCTAGTATAGCATCAAGCGTACCCACATACGGCACGCCATTGTGTGTGCGTGTATACTTGTCTTGCTTCTCTAATATTTTTTTGCTGTACTCTCTTTCAAACCAACCGAGATTCATGTCCTCTGATAGTATGCCCATCTGTACTGCTAACTTGTGTGACAAATCTTCTGGCTCGACACGACCTGTCTTGATCTGCCACAGTTCATACCAGTTGCCGTTCATTATTTTGACAGCGTCACTGCCGCCAATAAATCCTTTACGTTCCATTTTTATTTTCCTCTAATGTTTTGTGTGCAGGTCTTGCATAATCAGCC